TTATTTTTTATCAACTATTAAAATTTTAAAAATTCCTAATCCTACTAATATATATATTATTATTTTAATATCTTGATGTAGAACTAAAAAAAATGCTTTTAAAAATTTTGTTAAATCTATCTTAGGCGAGTCAAAAAACCAGCTAACTACATAATAAACTAACGTCATTAATAGAAAGTAATTCGCCTTCTTTTGTAATCTATCTTGAGATTTACTATATTTATTATATTGATAGCTATACCCTACATCTTTCATCATGAACTGAATATATTCTTGCTCTTTAATCTTATAGTACCTTAAAGAACAATAATCATTTGGCGTTGAGAAAATACCTAAAATCATATCCAAATTTATTTTATTTTTTCTAAAATTTTCTCTATATTCTTTTGAAACATACTTTTTTATTTTTTCAAGCATTTTATTCCATGAAACTTTATCAAATGTTAATGTATCAATTCCATCATAAGTTCCTATATAATCTTTTCCTCTCCTAGCCTTTCTGTGTTCCTCCATTAAAATAACCATCATTTGATATTTTAATGATTGATTTTCATTTAAACATCTATAAAAATTATAACGTTCTCGCATCAGACTTTCTCCTAATTTACTACTTTTTCTATAGTTATTTTTTTAGGCTCCTTCGTACCTACTCCAGTTACTAGAAAAGTAATACTCTTTTCATCTTCAGAATCAAAAATAATATCTATTACTTCTTTATTTTCTTCTCTTAAATATTTTCCCTTCGCTTGTGTTATATATTTTACAAAATCTTCAACTGGCATAATATCCCTCCAAACCATCTTATTGACATTTTTATTATAACTTACATTCTTTTAAAAGGCAATAAATCTATTGTTCTACTTTTCTTAATTTTGTTATAACTTCCTTTTTTAAATAAAAAAATAAATATCTAATTTCTATTTATACTTTAATATTCTTTTTCGTAATCATAATAAATATCTAATTCTGTTTCATCAGCATCAATTGAAGCCAATTTAAAATCTCCAATATCACACGAATAATCTTTAAATTCTTTAGACGTAATACTAAAATTATATAGATTCATTTCTAAAAATAAATTTCCTACTAAACTAACATTTTTACTAAACCCCACATCTCTTCCTTGAGATACTTGAAAATTTAACTCACACTCTATTTCTATTTCTCCCTTTATAACAATATCATTTAATCCTTTTTTTTCTAAAATACAATTTTTGGCTTTTACTAAATAAACTTCTAAATCATTAATATATTCAAATCTATCTCCAGTTATTTCGTTTGAAATAATATATCCATAATCATTCTCCTCAATAAAATAGAGTAAATTATTTTCTAAATATTTAAAAATATTATCGAAATAATTTAAATTTATCTTAAAGAAAAATTCATCTTCTAAGTTTTCTTGAATTTTAATTATAGTATATTCTAAAGCTTCTATATGTTCCTCTAATGCCTGTAATTTAAAATCTGGAAGATTTAATTTTTCTTTAAATTCCTTAAAAAAACTTTCTAAATTTAATGCTATTATTTTGCTCTGACTGTACTCTTGAAACTCTTTTTCTAAAATTTTAGAAAATTCATTTCCTCCCTTAATCTCCCACCAATCTGATTTTCTTTCATTTTCTATAAAATAAATATCTATATTTGGATTTAATTTTGCATATTGTAAAATTTCTTTCCAAATTATAAAATCTCCATATTTATTTTTAAATATTTTAAAATCTGTTCCTACTCCTTTATTTGCATCTGTTATTCCAGGTGGAATTTTATATTTTAACCTTTCTTCTCCTTCTTTAAAAATTTCTATAAATTCTTTTAATGTAAACTTTTTCAATTTTTGGTTTATCATAATTTCTTCTATTAACTCTTTTAATATATCTTTTTTTAATAAAGTATTCTCTTTTTCTTCCTTAATCATTTTAACATTTTTTATTTCTATTTCTATTTCATGACATTTTTTTTCTATAGTATCAATTAAATTATCAAATAAATTAGAATGTCCAAATATCTTTTGAAAATCACTTTCTATTTCTTTATTTTTTCTTAAATCTTGATATATTTTTTTTATTCTTTGTTCAGTTTTATCATATTTATCCATTTCACGTATTTTTATTCGTTCTAGTTTAGATATATACTCCTCATAAACTTGATTAGGAATAATTATATTATTCTTTATTTTTTCTAAATCTAAAATTAAATCAAAATATATTCCTTCTTTTTGGTATAAATCAAACAATACATTTGTATCAAATATAACAACATAATTTTTTTTCATTATTTAATCCCCCAATAATTTTCTATTAGCTTTTCTCTTCTTATAAAAAATAAAATTATAATTTATCTGAAAGCTTTTATAAAATTTATAGCTTAAATATTATAATAAATATTAAAACTATAACTAATCTAATCCTAAATATCGCCCACCAAAAATTTCTATTCTTTTAAAAAGATATCATTTTAGCTCCTAAGCCCTACTTTAAAAATATATAATATATTAAATTATTCTAAATTTAATACTTAATTATAGCTATTTTACCTCTATACTTTTTAACATTAGTGAAATAACTCTTTTCAATGATGGATCATTACTTAAAGAAAGCGATTTTTCAAATGGATAAAGAGAATTTTCTAAAGTTATCATAGTTACCTCTTCAATTTGTTTATTACTATCTAGCCAAATTGTTATTGCTCCGTTTTGCACATCACAAAATTTCCAAGAAAAAACTATACATCCTTTTATTAATTCATTTTCTAATAATTTAAATTTAAAATTCTCATAATTAGCGACTATTTTATCTCCCGTTTTATTTTTAGGTGTTAAATATTCATTTCTCATTATATCATCCCCTTTTAAATTTAATTTATTCTAACATACACATATTTTTTTTAAAAGTTTTTATGCAGATTATTTTAATCTATATACTTAATTTTAATGTATAAACTAATCAAAGTATAATTAGAATACTTATCTACTAAATTATAAAGGTAGAATAACATTAAAGTGATTAAATTGATTCTTATAATTTAATTGGAATTTTTATAGATATTTTATTTGGATTTTCTCTACATTTAAATTTTTTTAATTTATCTTTTAAAAAATAAAAAAAATCTCCAGAATTCCTATCCTGAAGATTCTTTTTTATCTATATATTTACATCTAATTTTATTTATACTTATATTAAATTTAATTTTATAAGGTCATTTTTCTTTATCTAGCTTTTCTTTTTTTACTGCTAATATATTTTCTATAATACCAGGAAATTTTATACCTAATTTTGTTAAATTTTCCATTATAGATATCGACTCCATGATAATGCAACCAGTAATCATGCAAACTCTAAGTGAAATATTTATATCATTTAAAAAACTAGATTTATCTAATTGATTCATTGTCATAATAGCAAGATATATAGCTGGCTTTCTGAGGATAAACCCTATATACATTTTTTTGGATAAAACATTTCTCTCTTTAATAGCTTTTAAAAATCCTGTAATACAATCTATAATAGTTAAGCAAAATAAAACTCTTATATCTCCATCTATTCCACCAATAGCACTTACAAATCCTGCACTAAGCCAAAAGATTAAATTATGTAGATAATTAAGTAAATTCTCAAAAATATTTTTTATTTCTCTCCCCTCCAACTTTTAATACTTCTATTTCCAAAAAACCCTGTCAAATAAACCATTATTATTTGATACATCCTATCATCTATAGGAAATATTGGAGATTGTGTTTTAAATATAAATCCTATCCACATTCCTAGAAGATTACTTACAAGAAATCCACAAAATATAAATGCTATAAGAGGAAATACCATGCTCACAGCCTTCTCTAAGTTACTTCCTCGCTTATTATTAAAATCTTCAACTTCTAGCTTTTTTAATTCTATTTCCATTTGACTTTGAGTATTTTTATCTGGAATAAATTTATTAATTATTTTTAAGGCTTCATCAACTATTATCATTTTATTCCTCCATCACCTGGTTCTTTTACACTAATATGATAAGGATCATTTAAAGATTTAAAATCCCAACCCCAATTTATAATATCTTGCCAACCATAATGCTTAGCTATCTCTTTCATATCTTTTATAATGTCCTCATAATAAGCTCTATTCCAAATAGCTTTACCATTCTTATAACCTACTATATCAATTGCATTAGATTCCATTATATCCATTTTAAATCCACCTTGTGTTACAAGTTCCTCTTCATTTAATAAATGTTTACTTTTAGATACTTGACTTTTACCACTTTTCAGCATATCTTTTTGTTCTTCAGGTGTTCTAGCTCCATAAGTTACACCTATATCTTTTTTCCCTAGACACATATAAGTAGTTACTAGAATTACTAGTCTAATATCTACTCCTTTCATTCTTGATATTGATGTTTTTCCAAATCTATATTTTAACTCCATATTAATTCGCTCCTTTTAATTATAAATACATCCATTACATTTTTTTACTTCTTTGCAATCCTCACAAGGCTCATCTTTTAATTTAAATCCCACGTAAATACCAATTATTAAAGTTAATAAATAAATCATATAAGCTCCTTTACTTTATTTTCAATTTGTAAAGCTAATTCATGGTTTAAATCCAAATATTTTTGTTTTAAATCTTCAATTTCTTGTTTCAGATTTTGAACTTTTAAACTTCCTTCAAATCCAGAATCTTGATATAATTTTAATTCGTTTATTTTTTGAAGAATTAAGTTTTCACAATTTAAAATTCTATCTTCCAAAGTTGCTACATCTTCCCATTTGTCTGTTTCGAAATTAAACTTACCTTTTATTAAGCCATCTGGCATTAAAGGGATTTCTTTTACAATACCATTTTTTAAATATTGATTTTCTTGTAAAATGTATTTTCCTCTATCATATAACTCTTGGATAGTTGCTTCTCTTATTGTATTTAAGTCTATGTCATAAGTTATCCAAGCTGGAATATTATCTGAATAATATTCCACAGCATTTCCCTCATAATATTCATCATAATTAGGAATAGCTTCTTGACTAGTTCCTAAAACTTCAGCTATTCCTTTTATTGCTTTATCTTTTCTTAAATAAATGTATTCTTTCATATATACCTCTCTATCCTATTCTCTTCCAAATATTAATTGCTAAATATGGGTTCATTATATTTATAGCGTCATCATTTCCAATATAATTGGTATAAGGACTTGCTGCTGTTGTTGTTCCTGTCCATGCTCTAGAAGCATCAAAACTCCAAGCAACTCCACCACCACCGCTACCAGCAGATCTACCACTAGAAGTATTTGTCTTAACGGCAAAAGCTCCTGTTCCTTCTACAGCGCCTTCTTTTGTTGGTGTTCCTAAGGAACCTATTATATTCATTGTTCCTCTTCCTAAACTAAAGCTATCCACTTGAAACCTATGTCGTGGTAATTGTTCTCTTGTAAGCTTTATATTTTGATTTCCACCTGTTGTACCTAAGTTAAATTGTCCTGACTTAGCACCTATTAACATTCTTCCTTCAATTAATTCCCAAGATGTCCCATGCCATACAAGAGCTGGATTTTTAACATTACCTGTTAAATAAAAATCGCCTATTTTATAGGGACAATGATTAAACTCTTTCCATCCTGTCCAATTATTACTATTAAAACTTGTAATCCAAAACTTGGATCCAGAACCAGCTTCATATACAATAACAACATTATCTCCTGTCTCAACAGCACCATTTAGTCTTTGAACAGTATAGTAGTTACTACCAATACCAAAAATAGGTTTCGCAGCCACATTATAAATACCAGGTTCTAAATATAGTATAGATTCTATTGTAGGAAGACCATTTTGAAGAAATTTACACCTCTTAAATGATTCATCACTCACTTTTTTAAGAGCATCATCAGTTACAAGTTTTCTCCACGTTGTCCAGCTATGCTCACTCCAATGTGTGTTGGTTCTTACATAATAACTATTACCACCTAAACTTTTAAATAATTGAGTCTTATAACCTACTCTTCCATCTGTAGCTCCTGTAACAGTTAGTTCAAATGCAGTTTCTGAAGTTGGGGTATTTGTAATTAAATTACCTGAACTTATTGATACATAAAATCCATTGTCCACTATAGTGTTTAAATCTGTATTTGTTAATGTATTTCCTATTGGTTTAGCCTTTATTTTGAATCTATTATTATTAATAACATCTATATCATTTTTTAATTGCTGACCAGTTCCATCATAACCACCATGTGAAAGCTTTGTATTTATAGAATTAGTTAAATTATCTCTAATATTATTCATCAAAGTTGTATAATTGGTTACTAAATAAGTTTTTAAATCAAACGCACCTTTAGCAGAGAAAACTTTATTTGTATCATTTTCTGCTAAATCCGTTTTAACTTTATTAAATCCACTATTTTTAGAGAACTTATCTTCCTTTCCTGTAAAAATACTTTTTAATAATTTATCCACTCTTAAGAATGATCTAGAAAATCTTCTTAAATCGACTTTGTCTTTCAATGTTAAAATTTCTAATTCATAATTTTCTGTTACAAGATCTTTTCCTGTATCTAAATCATTATCTGTTATTTCTTTTATCTGTTTTTCATCTTTAGGCAATAATCGTCACCTTCCTAATTTATAATATTTATTTCATAAAAAGCTGGAGAAACCGTTCTAACAAATCCCTGAAATAAATTAAATGTTTTTATATTCTCCTTATTCTCCTCTAAAACTATAGTTATTGATTTATTATCTTTATCATTGATAATATCTAATATCTCTCCTACTTGAAAATATTGACTAACCTTATATATAAAATCTTTATTAAATCTTTCATACTTTGTAATTTCTTTTGCTATCAATATATTTTGCCTAGTTCTTATTCCTAAACTATTGCTTAATTTACTTCCATATATCTGTTCCAACCTATTTAAATTTATTGAATTTGTTGAAATTAATAGTGAACTTATCTTCTCTTGTTTTAATAAATCTAATCTTTGTAACTCTGTTGAAATAGTCTTAGCTAATTCTATTATTAGCTTAGTTTTTCTCATATATGGAGGTAAATTTAATAAAATCTTTTCTGTAAAATCTTTTGAAGTATCTATTCCAAGAACTGTTAATTCACTCTTAGATTTCAATTTAGCTGTATCTTTTATTACTGTTATTAGCTGACTTGATATATGATTGGATATAGCTCCAATATCTTTAGAATCTAATGCAAAGTCATGGCCTATATTTTCTAAAAACTCTTCTACTAATTGCTCATTCAGTTCCCAAACTTCTTTTTTTATAAGAGGTCTATTATTCCCTTTCATTATCTCTCTCCTAATCTATTGAAAATATCAAATAAGCTCTAGGTATCTTATAAATATCAGCTGCTCTTATCTCTTTCTTAAAATCTAAAGCTGAGAACAATATCATATTTCCATTTTCTTTAGAATCAAAAATTGCTATATGAGTTATCCAACCCCAATCTTCTGTCGCTGTAGGAAACTGTATATCTTGATGATTATATGTTTCTCCTAGCTTAGGTTCTATGTATTGTATTGGTTGCCTTTCATATGAAATTGCATTTACTTCACTTGAACTATTTCCTGCTTCTTCTGGATTAGCTTTCATTAATCCTACATAAAGTTGTCTTGATCTCAAAACTTCATTTATAACAAGATTTTCTCCATAATTTGTAAAACCTGCCATTAATTAATTCCTCCTATTGTTATTGTATTTACTCTGCATAATTTATCAGGCTCTATTACTAAATCATCTTTAATCCCATTTATTTTTAAGTCTGATAGTTTCTCAATGCTTTTACAGTTATTTATAATTGAAGCTATCTCAAAATATAAAATTCTTTCTTTAAAAATATTCTTAAAAAGGAATTCATTTAATGCTGCCTTTATCTCTTCTTTTGCTTCACTCTCTAAATAGTCAGTATTTAATTCTGCTTCAAAATCTAAAGCTATATTATTAATAACTACTGAATCTACTGTTAAATTGATATCTGATATAATCTCATTATCAATTAAATCTTTTATCTTATTTTTCACTTCTTCAGTTGCTATTGGATTAGTTTTTTCAGTTACAATTAACCTTACTGTACCTCTTCCATTCCAACATGGAATACATTTAACCTTATCAACTTCAGCTATCTCTTTAGCTTTATCCTCAAAGTAATATTGATTCCATGATATAGGTGGATATTGAATATATCTTGAAACTCTAGCTTTTAATTCATCATCTGTCTCTTGATTTCTTCCTCCAGATATTTTAGTTAAATTTGTTACTGAAGTTAATCCAATATACTCCTCTTTAAATTTTGTTATCTCTCCAACTTCACAATTACCTTTTTCTCCTGCTTCTACAGCTTCAATCTTTATAAAAGTAGATACATTAACTATCTCTTTTTCTTCAATTGTTCTATATTCATTAGATGAATTTGTAACTATAGTTCCCTTTTTTATTATAGTTCCATTAGCTCCAATTATTTTAACTTCTCCTGTAGCTGATATAGCTTCTATTCTTTCTTTTCCTTTATCCCTGACACACATATCTAAATCTATTCCTGTAGCTGTATCGATAAACCTAGTATTTAAATCATCACTATATAAATTTTCTTCCATAGCCATTTCAACTGCTACAGCTCTTAGTATATCCCTTGCAAAACTTCCTATCTCAGTATTAAAAGATATTCTACTGGCCATTCTTTCTGTTATTTCATTTATCTTTTCACTATCCACTAAAATACCTCCTCATACTCTATTGCTCCATCTTCTAACTCTAATATAAAACCACAATACATTTTTTCATCTACTTGAACTAACTGAAGATAATGAATATTTTTTATAAGTCTATGATTTAATAAACTTTTATAAATATCATCTTTTATTAATTCAATATGGAATAGATCTGGAAATAACTGCTTTCCAACATATTTCTTTATATCTAATCCAAAGTCATACTTTAAATCTTTTTTATAACAATTCCAACTATTCCTATTAGTTAAAAATAATTTCTTTACCCATTGCATTACTAACTCTTTATTAGTTAATAAATACTTAGGCTCATTTCCTGTAAAATAGAAATCTCCCTTTTCAAAATCAAACTGTACCTCTTTGACTTTTATATTCTTTATCTCTTCCTCTTGCTTAATTTGATAATCTTCTATCTCTTTAGTTACATCTTTATACTTTGAATAGCTACTTGGTAGCATCAGCTCTCACCACCTTATCTACTAAGTAAAAAATTTCATGTTCATTTGTTGGAACTAGTAATACCATATCTCCAACTTTTAAATCATCTGTCCATTCATTTGTTCCACTCAGTTTAAATGTACCTTTCCCTTTTAAAGTTCCTGAGATTATTCCATGCTGATGTTTATGTGGCCCTGGTCCTCCTTCAGTATTTGATGAAGTTGTTTCTATCTCTCCATTTATAACTATCTCATCTACATTCCCCCATGATTTAAACTCTCTAGTATATGTTGATATCTTTTCTTCTGATATAACTATGTTTTTAGTTTTTAAAGTTATCTTAGGATCTATTTTCACCTCTAAATTAGGTGGAGCTTTTACTACTTCGCCTGTAATAGCTCCCATCCAATTTTTATTATTTCTAGTTATCAAAAGCCATGCTAAATCATTTATGGCTTTTTTGTATTTAATTTTATTACTCTTCATAATTCAATCTCTCCAAATCCATTTTAGCCATAATTCTCATATCTTTAGCAGCAATAGTGTAAACAACTGATTTAACTTCAAATATCCCTGTTATATCTAACTCTTGATAGTTTAACTTTATAACTCTTCCAGGATTAATAATCTCAGCTATAAAAGGAATTTCTACAGTTAAATTTTCAGATAACTTATTACTTAGTTTTAATATATTTTCAGCTTTATTTTTATTAATTCCAACTTCAGATTCTTTTATACTTATAACATCTTGAAGTAATCCATATCTTTTTATAGATTTATTATCTTTAGATTCGCCAACTTGAATATAATTATTTCCCTTTTGTGTATAAACCTTTATAGAGTTTTTCATATTCTCCATACTTCTACTATAAACTGGTAGTTTTATATAATTCAAAGCATTAAATTTAAAGTCCTTATTTATCCCTTTTATATAGGTTGTTGGTTTTAACTCATTAGATAATACCTTTACTTTATCTCTAGCTTTAAAATGAAATCTACCAAGCTCATAATAGAAACCGTACTCTTTACCTTCTAAAGCTTTTATATTATCTATAATTTCTTTAATTATACTTCCTATACTAATTCCAAAATAAAATTTATCAATGTTGGTATTTGTTCCCTCTATAGTTCCAACTTCTCCACCTAATACATTCACAAGTTCTCTAATACACACCTCTACTTTTACATCAACAAATTGGAATGTTTCTTTATTTTGATTTAAATAAAATGAATAATCCATAGCTTTAAACTTATTATCTTTTATAATTACTCCTGAAAATATCTCTTTATTATCAAGCTTTAAAATAACTAAATTTCCAATATCAATCTTTACAGAATCTTTAACTATATCAAATTCCAATTCCCAAGCAAATTCACTTAGACTTTTACTTAAAGTCATTCCTCTTTTGACTAAATCAGTTATGTCCAATATTTTATCTTCTGTATTTACTAATAGTACTTCTATCATCTAACTACTAAACTCCTTTGGTTTAAATTGGCTATACTTTGATTCTGTTTCATAACTTTTATGGTCCTTAGCTTCTACAAAACTGATAATAAACTCTATATCTCCCTCTCCTGTACTATTCTTATTAAATCTTTCTATATAACATCTAAAAACTATTCCTAATCCTGTTATAACTAACTTTATAGGTTTCTTTTTAGCTCTTATCTCTTCTATTGATTTAACACAAGCCCAATCAAACTTACTATAATCTTCTGAAAATGGATAATATACTGCAGGGAAAGTACTTCTAAAATTAATCTCTCTTATATCAATATCTTTTATATAATTTATTTTCCCTGCTATTGTTTCAACTTCTTCTACAGTATAGTCATCTTTAAAATTTATTTGATCTGGTGTTATTGGGAACTTATATAGATTTTGAGTTAATACATTTTCCAACTGTGAATCTTCATCTATAATATAAACATTTACCTTTTTTAATATCTGAGCTACTTTAGATACATAGTTATAAAGTCCTGTATTTTGATATAAATCATAAGCTGTATTAGCTACTCCTTTGGTTACTTTATTTATTGCCCATTGAGATATTTGAAGTTGTGAATCAACACTTGCTAAACTAGATGTTGCTTTTAATCTCTCTAACTCTAAATTCATTTTAAGCTCCTTGTAAATTAAGAATAGCTACTTTTAAATCCTCTACCATTCTTATTATTAACTCATCTCCACTTAGTTCTGGAGGAATTACCACAGATATGGTATGTCCATTTTTTATATTAACTATTCCATTCTTTATATTTTCTAATAAGCTAAGTATCTTCTCTTCAAATGATTCTTTATTGTCATTTAATGTATTTTTATTAAAAACATTACTTTTATTATTTGTAATACTTTTATCTACTTTGTTATTAACCTCACTCTTATTTCTATTATTAGTATATTTATAACTTTTATCAATGGTTGTATTTGAGGTTTTATCTATAATAATATTTCCATTTTCATCTAATTTTGGATTTGATGTCATTAGCTTGGCCATGCGACCTTCACCATTCTTATCTCCTCTTAAATAAAATCCATTATGCTGTATCTCTTTAGATTTTTTACTATTAGAAATACTATAAGAAGTATTGTTAACTTCACTTTGTTCTACTTTCCCCTCTCCTAATAATAATCTTTGTTTTTCAAGGTAGTCATCAATCTCTTTATCCATTTGCTCTTCTTGTGGCTTAGTTGCTCCACCATGTAAAACTGTATCTTTTACTTTTTTAGCTGCTTCTATTCCTTTTTGAACAAACTTTAATTTAGCCATCCAATTAACTAATGATTTTATTTTTTCTAATAATGGATCTATTGCTTTCTTAAACCATTCAACTTTTTTATATAGGAATACAAATCCCATTCCAACACCTGCAATAGCTGCTGCCACTCCTAATACTGTTCCTGTTATTGGAGTTAATAAAACATTCATAACTCCTAGTACTGTATTTAAACCACCACCACTTATTGCTGATACTAAAAATGCTGTTTTTAATATCTTTTGAACTGCTGCTAATCCACCTGTTGCCAATGCTGTAGCTTTAGTCCATAAAGTTGTGGCCATAAGTACACCTTTATAAACCACTAATCCTGTTGTTACACCAGTTATTGCAAAACCTAAAGCACTTGCTAAATAACTTCCACTATTCAACCAATTTCCAAATCCTGCTATTGCTCCTGCTGCTTCTGTAGCTAAGTAAGTTAAAGTTATTAAAGAAGGCTCTAAGAATTGGCCATAAGCTATTGCTACTTCTCCCAGCATAGATTTTAAACCTTTTAAAGCTCCACCTAATCCACCATTTAAAGTATTTGCAAAGTCTTTAGCATATCCCTCTGAATTTGCTATAGTAGAATTTAACTTATCTAAATCACTCATATCCAAGTTCATTATCCTTGTTACTGCTCTTCCACCCTCTTCTCCAAATACTTTATTTAATACATCTGCTCTTTCTACTTCACTAACTACTTTTAATTTAACTTTCATATCTTTAGCTATATCTATAAAGTTTTTAAATTTACCTTTATCATCTACAACATCAACTTTATATTTTGCTAGAAGTTCTCTTTTATCTGAATTCTTTAAAGCTGATAAAGCAGCTCTTAAACTATTACCTGCTCTTCCACCTTTTAACATTTCATTTCCTAATGATCCTAAGATACCTAATGTTTGACTTAAATCTAATCCAAACAACCTAGTATCTCCACCAACCTCTTTTATAGATTCTCCTAGTCCTCTTACATCTGTTGAAGTTATATCTGCTGTCTTTGCTAACATATCTCCAACTCTTGTAGCTTCACTAGCATCCATTTTAAAAGTTCTTAATGTACCTCCTACTAATTCAGCTGCCTCTGCTAATCCTAGTTCTCCAACTGTTGCTGTATTCAATACTCCAGTCATAGCTCCTAAAGATTGTGCAACTGTAAATCCTGCTTTTGAAAATGCTAATTGTGCTTCTGCTGAATCTTGAGCACTCCATTCTGTACTTTTACCTAATTTTCTAGCTTGGTACTCTAACATTCTCATTTCTAAATAACTAGCTCCTGTTGTTGCTTTTAATCTCCTTAGAACATTATCAAAACTTACAAACTCATTTGTTGCTAATTTTATTCCTGCAATAACTGCTGCTATCTGAGAATACTCTTTTAATTTATCTATAAAATAATTAGTTTCTTCCTTAGCTTTCTTAGTTCCTTTAGCTGCCTTTTGAGTACTTTTATATATCTTCTCTATCTCTTGAGAACTATATCCAGAGGTCTTTCCTAGCTTATCTATTTTATTTTCTAATATTCCAACCTCTTTTTCACCTTTAGAGGTTGCAACTACTTCTATTCTTAAAGTTTCACTTGCTATTTTATCCACCTCTTTACATCAAAGGGAGCTTTTACACTCCCTCATTTTGTTTCTTCATTAACTCTAATTTTAGTAACATACATGCATCAAAGAATGACTTTTCTATAGTATCTAATTCTGTTAGTGGCTTAATAAAAATATTATATTTAAGCTCTATATGTGAATAGTAAAGTCTATACAAATCATCACTCTTTTTAATTAGTTTTTTATATCATCTACAATTTCAATCTTAGTCTTTTTACTTGCTAGTGATATTAAAACATCATTAATTTCATCTATCTCATCCTCTGTGAACATCTTCTTTAGAAGAGCTTGTCTGTTATTTGTTTTAAATGCCTTCTGTAACTCTTTATTTGATAAGTCTGGATACTTCATTGACTCTGATAGAGCATATAAGTTATTTCCTGCTCTTTCACTAGAAGCAATAATTGTAGTTAATGTTGGTTTCTCTATAATTACGTATGGATTCTCTATCCCTAGATTTTCAAACCTTTTTATCTTTATGGTTTTACGTTCTCTTTTATCCTCTTTTTTAACTATCAATTCTGCTTTATCTATTAACTGTTTTAACTCCATCTTTCTCTCCTATATATCATTTATGCTTTCAAGCTCTTCTATATTGCTTTTAAGTATTGCTAGTTTAAATTCTCTTTCTACTAATTCATCTTTTGTAAATGATAGTAAATCTATATCACCTATAAATAAGGCATCTTTTATAGCTACTGCTTCAGCTCCTAATGCTCCATCTGGATCATCTAATTGAACATTCAAATTACAGTAAGTATTTAGCTTTCCACTTTGAACATCTTTTAAAATCTGTAGCTCTGTTGAGTATACCTTTTTTAATTTTAATGTAGCTTCTATCTTTACTCCTGTATTCTTTGTTCCTATCTCTCCACCATACAGTTTTATATCTTTACTTTGGTAAGTCATCTTCATGGTAAATGATTCTAGCTCTGCTATATCCCGACCATTCATATATACTTTTCCCCACGATCCATTTACTACCTGATCTGGTTTAAACTCCATTTTCTCCCTCCTATATTATTGCTTCTCCATAGAAATCTTCCATTACATCAGTTGGTTTATATTGTGGAATATATGCAAAAACTTTATCATCTGTATCTATTCTTGCTAACTCATAGTCTGACATCTTCTTTATATCCTCTTCAGTAATTGCTTTACCTTTATATGTACCTTTCTCTAATAAAAACTTTCTATGTGCTTCTAAATCTATTACCATTTTATTGTCATAACTTGGATTTAATTGGCCATTCTTTTTGAATGTTGATAAGTAACTATTTATAGCTCCTAATAATAACCTTTTGTTATCATATGTATTTTGATATCTTCCTCTATATGAACTCTTAAAAGTATTTCTTATATCTTTTTGGTGAATGTCCATTATCTCCATTTTTCTTATCTTTGTGAAACTTACATTCTTATCATCTGTAGCTTCTGTAAATGATGTTACACCTCTAAGAATTGTATATCTTTCTCCATCATATCCAGTTAATACTTTTCCTTTTGCTACCTCTTCATCCTCATTAGCAACTGAACTTTTAAACGATTTTAACCATGGTTGATTCATATTTGTGATACTTGCATTTAATGGAACTCCTGCACATAATGAAGCTATACATAAACTATACTCTTGAGCTGTTAAAACCTTATTATCTAATCCAGCAATTACATGGTGTGTTTGCTTAGATGAATAGTCTATAATATATGGTTTATTTGGTTCTACATCACAACTTGTTACCAATTTAATTGTTGAGACTTCTTTTCCCAATTTTATTCCTTCTTCATTCCTTAGGTTATTTAACCAGCTTTCTACATCTGTCTTTAAAGTTGAGCCCGATTTTGCTTTGGCCACAACTGGAATAATTGGAATACTAAAATAATTAGGCTCATCTTTTTCTACTGTTTTTAATACTTCTTGTAAATTTGATAAATCTATTTTTACTCTATATAGGATTACCTTAAATGGATTTCCTAAGAAAGCTAAAGACTTTATAAATAATAAATTATCCTCTGTCCATTCATTCTGCTTTATATCTAATGAGCTTAAACAAACCGTCTTTATTTTATCTGAAGTATCATCAGGAATTAAAATACCTAATACTCCTCTTACTGCTCCAGATACTGCAACTGCTGCTTTCTCTTTAAAAATCATTCCAAAGTCTGGTAATCCTCCATTTAACTTTGCCATCTATCCTCCTTAATCATTTACCTTAATTCTATCTACTAACTTATCCATTAGCATTCTGTCATCTTTAGGTCTATATTTTGTATAATTAAATGAAGCTGTTACTTCAGCTATTCTATAATCACCTTCTTCTTCATATTGGTAATCTATATCATATTCATTATCTTTATTAAAAAATGTTGGTTCTGCAAACTCTAGAGCTAAATACTTTATGAACTCAACAACCTCTTCTCTAAAATCTAAAGTTCCTTTATAAACATTATTTCTTACATAAGAGAAAACTAAAGTAGCTTCTTTTTGCTTATTTTTATGACTTTCTTTTGAAATAGTTACATAAACTGTTCTATCTTGAATTTGCTCTATCTCATCTATATAAAATAATCTCCATGTTGTGCCTTTAGCTTTTTCAAACTTTGTTTTAAACTCTTCTAATTTCTGTTTAATCATAGTTCCCCTTATAAACTCTTATCCTTTTACCTGTATAACTCTCTTCTTTCTCAATTCTATTTACAACCATATCTTTAAACAATTCTAATACTTCAATTAAAGAATCCTTCTTATCTTTTGAAACTTCCTCTTTCTCTTCTCCCTCAAATACTTTCCAATGAATATATAACTCTTTAGCCGTTATCCAGTTATCATCTGTCAGCATATCTACATCATTTCTTAAATAAGTTTTTATATATCTTTCAGCTTTTAAATTTAAGTTCTCTGGATTATCTTTTCCATAAAGAAGCTCTTTAAACTGTTCTTCAGATATTCTCTTTAGATCACAAACTTTATTTATAAAAGTATCTGAAAATGATTTTTCTGTTATCTCTTTCATAGAATCACCTCATATAGTGGAAAAGGGATTGCTCCCTCTCCTAACTATTTCCCTTTTTTTCCTTTGCCTGTTCCATCAGTTTCCTGTGCTTCTCCCTCTGCTTGTACCTCTTTTTCATTAACTTCAGATAAAGTTTTTAATACTGTTGGAGTTGGTAAATCTACTTCTATTCTCCAAATAGCATTAGGATCAGATAATACTGGTGAATATGCTGTTTTTCCTATAAATTCAACTGATTGATTTTTAGTATCAATATCCTCATACCCAACATATTCTGAAGCTACTATCTTAGGACTTTTTCCAACTAATACCTCTAAACCTCCATATGCTTCATGAAGTCTTTCTGTATTAATAAAAGTTATTCTATTTCCTGTTGCTGAATCAATCTCTAAGTCTGGATCATATGCAGGTGCTTCTTCTTGTAACTGTGTTCCTAATACTCTTGCTATAACTACATCTTTTTGATCTTGGTCAAATCCTGCCAAACCTAACTTATAAACCTCATCCATAAATATCTTATCTCTTAATAATTCATCTACTATCTTTTCTCCTACAATAACTGCATCAGGTCTTTTTCCATTTTCTTTTATGAAAGCTCTTAATTGCTTTTTATAATTAACTAAGAAATTTCCATGAGCTGTATAATCTAATGTATCTACTGCTCTAATAGGAAATTCAATCTTTCTACCTTCACATGATGTGTACTTTCCATCATGGATTAATTGAGCAACCATTATATTTTTTCTAAGTTCAATAGGTGTTTTAATGTTATATGCTTTATCTCTATAGATTGTTTCCTCTGCATCCAATTGAGTTTTATTAACATAGATAACTGAATCTCTTAATGACATTAATCCTGCGTCTGAAGCTGTTATAACTTCTGATTGGCTTATTATTCCTGGTGTTAATCTATATTCATCAAATCCAACTTGTCTTATAGTTTGTCCTTCAATCTTTCTAAATCCTAATAAACTAGCTGCCTGTCTCTTTGTGGCCACACTTCTATAATCTATTTCCCTTGTTGGTGAAGGACCAAGTTTTCTACCTCTTACAAATTTTAAATATGGTGTATCTATATTCACTTGTGCTGCCACTAATAATCCTGCGAAAAATCTAATTCTCTCTATCTCATTCTTTGGTACTGCCATTTTGTCATATCCTCCTAATTAATATCCTTTATTTGCTTTCTTAAATCTGAATCCTAAATCCATCATTTTTTCTTTTTTCTCAACTGTTAAGTCAGTTACTCTGTCATCCCATAAAACTCCACCTCTCATAAATGGAACTTTATCATTTGCCTTACATCCATCATCTGAAAAGTAACGTGGTATTTCTGTTCCGTCTGCTGCATCTGCATTATATGGATATATTTTTCCATCTGCATATTTAACTCCACATAAACTTCTCTTTGGTATCTCTGCTCCTGCAACAAAAACAAAGAACTCTCCATGTTTAACTATGGCTGTTTCTATTTCATAGGATTTCTTCTCTAATCCCATTCCTTTTCCATTAACATAACTATTCATCTTTTTCCTCCTTTATCACATCTTAGCTATTCTCATTCCTGCTTCATATGGATCTTCTATTTTTTCTTTTTCATCATCTTTATTAAAATCATATTGAGCTGTTGTATTTTCAAATAAATCTTTAAATGGTCCTCCTGATTCTGAGAACTCTTTTAATAGTGTGGCCATAGTTTTCTTTGGCTCTCCTTCTGAAAATTCAACCATTGTTATATACTCATTCTCTTCAAAAGCTTTATCTACAGCAAATTCCATAATAGATTTCATTACTGGTGGAAATAGCTTTAAGATAGCTGCTTTTAAATTATCTCTTTCACTTTCTCTTGCAAACTCTGCTTTAGCTCTTTTATACGCTTCTTCAGGTGTTAGAGTATTTACACTTTTTTCTTTTAGCTCTATTCCTAATGAATCAGCTACTGTTTTTAGAGTTTCTTTTGAAAACTCTTGTATCTTTTCAACTACATATCCTGCTTCTTTTAACTTTTCAACATAGAATGCTTTATCTTGAATATCCCAAACTTTGTTTACTATATCCCCTAAGCTATTATTTTCTAACTTAGTTACATCCAATTTAGATATAAGAGCATTAGCTATTTTTATTTTTTCATCTACTCCTAAGCTCTCGCTCTTACTAACAAAGTCATCTACATCTATACTTGTTTCTGAAAACTCAATGCTCTTTGTATTTTCTATTCCTGTTAAATCAGTTGCAAACTCACTAAATGATTTATCTAAGTTATCTATATGTGGCTTTGCATATCCTAATAATGCAATATGATTTGGTCCGTTATCATCTATTCCTAGAGAAAGATTTGGATAACTTTCCTTTATACTCTCTCCATATTTGTTATATGAAAACTCACCTAATAAATATCCATCATTATCAACTCCAATAGCTTTACAAGTTCCTGCTACTGGTATTGCTGTTACTGGATAACCACTTTTTACCCAATCATTTACATGGCCTGCAGTTATAGAAAATTCTTTTCCTATCCAACTTTCTAATTTTTCTTTTGTGTAATTACCTTTAGCTCCATAATTACCAATCTTAAAAATCTTCTTTGCCATTTATCCTCCATTTAAAATATGATTCTTAACTTTTTGTGTATATTTCTCTTCTTGTTTTTTTGTTATACCCATATATCTATATGCAGGTATTACACCCCAAGGAACTTTAACTCTTCTTTGATGTGCTTTAACCATTACTCTAGTTCCTTTTTTACTTTTTCTTCCACTCTTAGTCTTTTTATAAATCTTTCTCTTATGAGCTTTTATAGTTACTCTTTTTTCCTTTGGAGTGTCATTAAATCCCTCTTGCATTGTTTTAGCATATATAACATTAGTTCCAACTATTGCTCTTTTAGCTGAACTTTTATATTTAATTGAATTCTTTAATCTTCCTGTCTTCTGAAGAGTTTTTCCACCTTCTTTTAATGCTCTTTTTGACTTTCTCCACTTTACACCATCATAGCTTTGTTCTTTATCAAAGTTATCTATAGTTTCATTTAACATATCGTTTCCTATATATTTCATTACTGGTGATAAGTCTTGCATATTCTTCACAATCTTTTTCAATCGCTTTTTTATATAATCAACTTTTAGCTTTACTCCCATAATGTTAAATTCTCCTGTTTCTCTTTAGATAATTTAGAAACATTTTTCCAGTAAGTTTTCCCTGGATTACCTTTGAAAGTTCCAACATCTAAATCAAATTTTTTAGTTGTTAATGTTAATCCTGATTCTTCTAAATCACTCTTACTTAAAGATATAACCATTGATCTACATCTATAATGATTAGGTGGATAGTACATACTCCAAAAAGAATTATCATACCTCTTTATAGTATTAGCTAAGCTATTACAAATATCTGAAGTTCTATCATCACCAACTATTATATATTTCCAATATGGATACTCTTTTACAACTTCCATTTGTTGCTTATAATGCCCTATTGAATATTGGCTCTGAATATTAGTTCTATAAACAACATCTAAGTAATGGCCATTATCTCCTAAACCTAGCTTATTAATATGCTTTGTTGAGTCTTTTTTCCATTGTTCAAAAGTTTCTCCATTTTCTAAGTTCTTTTTAAGAGATTTAAATATCTTATCTGTAACTTCTAAATCATTTGATTTCTTTAACCAATTGAAATTGGCTCTTACTTCTTCTGTTATCTGCTCTATAGTTTCATATAAAATAGATGTCTTATCATTGAAACTCTTTATAGCTTCCTCAAATGGTAGACTAAAAGGATTGAACTCTTCAGTTTTTATTAAAGTTGTAATGGTTTTAGAATTTAGGTATCCTTTTAAATTAGATATAATCATGTCATCTTCTAATGGACTGTAATCTAAATTAAATCTAAACTCTAAATCTCCCTCTTTAAAATTTTCTATTTGATGTGTTATCTGCTCACTTATATAACTTGAAAACCTTTCACTTGAATCTATAAGATATTCATTAAATTTTTCTTCTAATTCATATGCTGTCTGAAGTTTTAAATTAGCAATGTTCTTATTAGAGTTTTTTGAGAACTCTGACAATGCTAAAGGCTGAATTTGAGGTTTCTTTACTATTTGATGACTATTTACACCCAAAACATTTGAAACTATCTCTAAATCAATTTCATAGCCTAATTCTGATACCTTTTTTATATTATCCAATTGCAAACTTTTATTTTTTTCTTCTCTCTCCTTTTCTTCCTGGAGTTCTTTCTTTGTTAGAACTTTATCTAGTTGCCAATAATACTTTTTAGGATCATATCCAAAGAAGTTAGAATCATCTTTTATAAGTTGATATAAAGAGTCTGCACAGAAGTTACAATTCTCTTGAACTACATCTTGAAAACCTATTTGATGTACTTCTCCTAATGCTCTACTTCCTGTCCCTTCTTTTCCACTAGCTTCCATTGTTAAAGTAGAACCCAATATATTTTGAACTATCTTTTCCTTTTCTAAGGCTTCTAGTTCTGTATATATCTTTGGTTCTAAATCAGATAATCTAATATGCATAATAGTATCTGATAATGTAACTCCATTACCTATAGGAACAGTTACAACATCCCTCCCTTGAACTAATGCTATCTCTTTTGCTACTTCCTCATTCTCTTCATTAGTGTTTCTTTGGTCTACTGCAACTACTGTTATTACATCCCCATATTTTTCAGCTATTCTTCTCATTTGTTTCTTCAATAAATCTTTATCTAAAAATGAGATCCTAATATCTTCTAAAATACTCTTACCTTTTGGCTCTGCAGGATTCCATTCATTTATGCATAAAAGATATTTTAAGTAGTTGATTTCTCTCTCCTCTGAATTTACTTTTAATATCCATTTATTATCTTTATAAACTACATACTTATATGGAATAGGCACTAAAGATTTTAAAGAAAAATCTTCGTTATAAACCTTTTCAAAGAGTGCATATCCAAAATATCTAGCTGTTATTAAATGATTTAGTATTCTATTTAGCTTTAAATCATAAAATCTACTTTCTATAGTTTCTATCTCAGCTTCTTTATCTATGGAATATAGTTTTAACTCTCTTCCTGCTACATTTCTTCTTATCTTATTTAATGCTGATGATACATCTACATCTTTTGTAATTCTCTCTATTAACTCTCCTGTAAGTTCACTTTCTTCAAGCTTTATATCTTCAAACAATTTTTGAGTTATACTTTTAACTAATGCAGATGACATTCCTTTTACATTTGTTGCTATCTATCTCACCTCCTTTTACTAACTCCGACATTCTTAACATCAATATATAAATCTTCAACAGCATATCTAACAGCATCCCAACCATGGTTATTCATATCTTTAGGTTTATCTATGCTTGAGTCATCTTTAATTTCCCAACAATATAAAGTTGCTTCATCAATTAAGTTTGGACACTCTGGATGTATTACCACTTTATAACTTTGTAAAAATCTAATTCCATCTACAATTGACTCTTTACCTTTGATAGATGATTGGATATTGTACCCTGCATTGTATAGACTTTTAATTGTTCCCTTTGCACTACTATCTCCAACTATTGAGCACTCTTTAAAACTTTCTAATTCTATCTTTAAATCATCTGTTGTTTTATATCTCTCATAATATTCATTCCATATGTATATCTTTTTATTAAAGTCATCTACATGAACTTTATAAAATGCTGTTGGATCATTAAATCCAAAGTCGCCACCTGCTCTTTGATACTTTCCATTATTAGCTTCAAAATTGTTATAGTCGAATTTCTCAACGGTCCAATGTCTACCTTCATGGAATATTAGTCCTTCTATGATTCCCCATAAGCCAAGTCCTTCAACTTTGTATCTTTCAGGATTATCCTCTTTCATTTTTTCATAACGAATTTTATCCGTATTATCTAAGAACTCATTTATCTTATAGGATGTAGTCATAGCTAGAGTTAAATCATCTTCATAATTTATGAACTCTCCTTCTTCTTCCAGAACTTCATCGTTATCTGCAATACCTCTAAATCCTTTAGCATTAAGCCAATGTCTTGAACTCCAAGGGTTAAATGAAAATAAAAACTCTTTCCACATTCCCTCTTCTAGTTGTCCTCTTATAGACATCTCAACTTTGTTCCAATCATCTTCACTTCTAATTTGATATGCTTCTTCTACCCATACCCATGATAAAACACCATGTTCAACTGAAATTGATGTTATTGATAGTGGGTCATTCATACCTCTAAAATATATTTTCTGGCCAGTTCCTACTACTGTTATTTCTAATGGTGATACATTAAATTTAAATTGTTCGTATACACCCAGTTTTCTAGCTGCCCATTTTAAATCTGTGAATGTTGATGTTCTATTAGTTCTATCTACTTGTCTTACTACTAATAGGTTAGCTGTTGGATTATTCAATAAGTTATAAATGTATCTAAGAGCTATAGTTTTAGATTTCTTACTTCCTCTTGCACCTTTTAAATAGTTATATAGCTTTTTACTTTTAATAAATTTCCTATACCCTTTTCCAACTTCTTTAATTAGATCTTCTTCCTCTAATGAAGCCTTTGATACATAACCACCATTATATTTTTCTCTTTCAATTTGATTACGTTCTCTTTTTAAATCAGCTTCCAATAACTTAATTTGAAGTTCTTCTTGTCTAAAGGTATGGATTATACTTCTGTCATATCCATTTATAAGTTCTTCAACTCCAGATATTCCTAAAAGTTCTGCTTGAGCTGTTATAGTTGTTTTAACTATGTTGGCCAATCTTTGATAACCCTTTAAACTATCATCTAAAGCTGTAGGAGATAAACTCGTTCCTAAGTTCATACTCTTTTTCTGAATCCAATTTAGAAAGTCTATACTCTCTAACCTTCTTTGAATATGTTCTTGTCCTCGTTCATCCCTTAACCTTCCATAAAGTCTTTCTAGGTAATCTTTCTGCTTTGACATCCAATTCTCACGAACACTATGATTCATCAAAGTGCTTTCTTTAATGCCTGTTTTTTCACTTGCTTCTTTTAAAGTTCCACCATTTACAACTATTGATTTGGCTTCTTTTAATTTTGCCTTTCTTGGTGGTTGCACCCTAGTGTCGGGTGCAGATTTGGGTGCACCTTTTTGCACCCATTCTTTACCTTCTTTTTTGTCTCTTGTTCTCCAACTTTTTAAAGTGTTCAGAGATAAATTTAATTCCTTTGCTATTTGAGATAGACTCCCAAAACCTTCCTCATAAAGTTTTTTTGCATTCTCTTTGGTAGGCTCTCTACTTCTTGCCATAAAATTCCTCCGAATATTTACTCTCTCACTCTATGGCGTTTTGTACTATGAAAACATAGTACGTTTTTTAAAATTTTTTCAAAAAATAAAAAAGAGCTATATTGATAGCCCTCTTACATCCATTTTCTCTTTTAACCACTCTTCATGATTTTTTATTTTATTCTTGATATTGTTTATTTGATTTCTAACTGTCTGTGATTTTAAACCTAACTTCTCAGCTATATGTCTTGGCTTCATTCTCTTACTCAATACATACACCTCAAACTCTCTAGGTGATAATATCTTCTCTACCATATCATGCATTAATTCCAGAACTAATTCTCTCTCCTCTATTCCTGACTTAACTTCCTCATTAACCAAATTTCTCATAATTTTGTTACCTCCTAAAAAATGTTTATATTAGGTAACAAAAAAAGGTGTCTAAAATGACACCTTTTTTAAAATTTATAATAAATTAAATATGGTATTATAATTATTAATAATATTTTTAATATCACCATTCCTATATTAACTTTTCTTTTTTTATCTGTTTTTGTTTTCATAATATAAGTTCGCTTTTTTATATCCAAATCATCAACACTATTTCTTTTTTCTCTATCACAATATCTAATGCATAATAAAATTAAGATTATTATCAGAGAAAATAAAGTAAAAATACAAATACTATCTATTTTTTCAGATTTTATCAAATACACATTTAATAAAATAATAATACCAATACCTATTTCCAAAACTAAATTTTTATTTTTAGCTTCATTTTTAGCTTTTTCCCATTCAAATTTTAATAAAAATTGAACTTGCTCCACCAATATATTCAACTTTTTATTATCTAACTTTTCTAAGCTAATTTCTATTTCATCTAGAGTTTGAATTATTTTTATATCTTCTTTATCTAAAGGATTTAAATTCAATCTTAACTCAACTAAAATTCTATCAATTTCCTTCTTATCATTTTTATCCGAATCATAATTTTTTAACAACGATATTAATTCTGATATTAGTTTTTTTATTCTCTCTCTCCAATTTTTTCTTTCTTCAGTTATGTATTTTAACTTATTATCTCTATTCGTCTGAAAATATACTATTAATCCTGCTAAAACCGCTGAACTTAAAATATTATTAATCATATTTTTTTACCTTATCCCAAAATGCTAGAACAACATCCATTTGACCGTTATGATTTTTACCTTTATTTCCTATTTTTTCCCATAACTCTCTTGCTATCAAATTTGTTTTTTCTTTTCTCAATACTTTTATTGCTTCTACTGAATAGACTCTATTCCCTTTTAACTCATCCTTCTTCCATTTGATATTTAAATCTAATACTCCTGATTTTAAAACTCCTAAAAATGAATTTTTAGGACATATTTTATCTCTCATACTAGTTTTTAATTCCATTTCTTCACAGCTATCTTTCCAGATTTTAATTAATTCTTCTTCTAATATTACTCTATTTTTATACTTTTGATTATTTAATTTCTCATACGCTAATTCTGCTACTTCATAAAAAATTGCTTTCAAATTTCCTCCCCTAAAATAAATACTTATATCATAATTTTTATCATCTATTTTAATAACAAATCTTACAAGGTCCACGACCTCCAACGTCTGATATTTTCACTGCTTTTATATTTTTACTCTTACTCAAACTTCTACAAGATTTAGTTGCATGATATTTCTTACCTTTTGGAGTAACATAAACTATCTCAGAAGCACTAGCAAATAAAGTAATTCCTAAAAATAAACTAACTATTATTTTTTTCATATTTAATCTCCTTTAAAAAACTTTAATTTTAGATAATTCCTCCAATTTACTATATGCTACAGTTCCTCTTAAAGGTTTATATGTTCCCAAAAGTTTTAAAATTTGTTTTGGATATTCTCCTGGTATATACATCGAAAACCCTAATATCTTTTCTCTATCTTTTATAACGTCAATCATTTGATTAACTGTCATTGAATCCTTACTAATATCTAATCCAACGCTATATTTTGAATTATATATATGATATCCTCTCCAATACAAAAATTCTTTCATTTTGTTTTTTATCTCGATCTGATTTTCTTTTATTCTCGAACTTTTTTCATAAAAATTTGAAATAACTTCATAATCAGTAACTCCTAATTTATTTAAAAGTAAATGTGAATATTCGTCCCAATAATTTTTATCAAATAAAATTGGAATAGCTAAAAATGAGCTTTCATTCAAGAATTCTCTATCTAGCCCATTAGTTTGAATTTCTGTTATTCCGTTTTCTATACTTCTTATTTGTAGCAATAACAATTGTGCATAGCTTTTTATTTTTTGTTTTTTATCATTGTACCAAATAAAAAGTGTTACAATTACAGTTAATACTAATACTATATTTCCAAATGATGAGCTTTTAAAAAATTCCATAATCTTCTCCCTTTATTATATAATTATTTATTTAAATTATACTCTTCAACCAACAAAATAACAATATTAAAACTATTCCTTTTTAGCTTTACAATTGTTTTTTACAATCTAAAGTGCTAATATAAAACTTATAACATCTGTTATATATAATTTTATATTTGGGGAGGTATCAAATGAAAAAAGTTCGGTTAGCATTACTATCATTACTTACTATTGTTTTATTTATTTTAGGTGGATGTAAAAATTCAGCCCCTAAAAATGAATCACCTGTTAAAATTGGAATCTCATGGGAAAGAGAATTTCCTAAAAATGAAGTACCTGAAGATACTCAGGTATATATTGATTCTGTAAAAAGAGCAGGTGCTATTCCAGTATTATTACCACAAATTTCTAATGAGCAAGAAGCATTAGATGCTTTAAAAACAGTTGATGCAGTTATTTTAACTGGTGGGGAAGATATTAATCCTGTGTATTATGCTGAAAAACCACATAAAAACTTAGAAGAATTAAAACATGATCGTGACATATCTGACTATTGGTTATTGAAAACAGCTTTAAAAGACGATTATCCAATTTTAGGAACTTGTCGTGGAATGCAATTTCTAAATGTAGTACTTGGAGGAACATTATATCAAGATTTACCAACTGAATACGTTTCTACGATTTCTCATAGAGATCCAAAGAAAGTTGATTTTGCTCGTCATACTATGAAAATAACTGACACTAATTCTAAACTATTTTCTATGTTAAAAACTAACAAAATTACTGTTAATTCATGGCATCATCAAGCTGTTGAAAGACTTGGAAAAGGATTAAAAGTTGTTGCTCTCTCTCCAGATGGTATTATTGAAGCTGTTGAACTTGATAATGCTTCATTTGTTGTTGGAGTTCAATTCCATCCAGAGTGGCATGTTGTTGAGAATGAAAATGAATTTTTACCTATTTTCTTAGCTTTAAAAGAAGCAGGATTAAAAAATAGACAAAAATAATTATGCTTTATAGAGGATAGTCTTAAACGATTATCCTTTTTTTAATAAAAAAAGAATACGAAGATTTAACCGACATATCATTAATTAAATTTAATTATTTTTATTTTTTATAAAAGGAATTTTGTTAAAAATTTCGAATAAGAAAACAACAAGATTTCATAAAGTGAAGTTTTGGGGCAAATATATTTGCTCATATGGGAGGGTTAATCTAATTCTCCCATATTTTTATCTTTATTTGATATTAAGAAAGAAGGTGTTATTTGATGGGTAATTTCTTTGCAGGTTTCTTACCTCCTGTTTTTCCTCCTGTTTTTCAATGCTTTTTAACCCTATTACAAAATAATCAAGAATTTAAAATCAAAGTGTTTGATTATATGGAAACTATTGATTCTTTGATTATAGAACTAGATAATATTCTTGCTGAAGATAATTATTTTCATGAAAAAATTAATAGAATTTCAAAGATGCTTGACTTATACTTATCTCAATCTTATGAAATAAAAAAAATCTATTTCTCTAAGGGTATTAAACCTGACCAGAAAGCAATGCAAATTTTAAATTTACCTTTAAATTCTTTTGTAGAGGATAAATTTTTTATCGATAATACTCAACATAAATTAATTAAACCTTTTTATTTAGATTATAATAATAAAATTAATATTTCAAATATTGTTTTAGATGAATTAAATAAAGATTTGATAGAATTTTTGAAAAATATTTATACAACTGATAAAAAAATACAAAAAAAGCTATCAATAGACTTTAGTAGACTAATTTTTTTTCATTCAAGCTTAATTATATCTAAGAATTATTTAACAATGCTATTTTTTGATGGAACTACCTCTTTTAAATTACAATCAGTAAGAAAACTTAATCTTATAAATAAAAATCTCAAGATAAATTTTATGAAACTAATCAAAAAAGAAATTACAGAAATCACATCACAGAGGAAGTTTAAAGCTTTATACAATGAAAGTTTTAAACTGTATAGAAATTTATATATTTGTGATATATAGAGACTCCCTTATTCACATAATAAATATTGTATTTTTGATTTTAAACTTATAAAAAAATTTAAATTTTCTAGCCACAGGTAACTGTGGTGTTTTTACTTCCTATAAACGAAATTAACATAGTTCTCTTAATATATTCATTATCAACTAATAAAAAAGAGCAAATCACTTGCTCTTTAAAATCTTATTTATTAACTTCTCATGTTTATTATGTTTGTAACCATTTGGATACTCCATATTAAACTCAATACTCAAAGCTTCTATATAGTCCTCTTTAGCTAATCTCTTTGGATTCTTACATATAGCATATATTTGGCTTCCACTTCCCATAGTTTCAACATCATTAAAATATTTTAAACAAACCTCTTTCAAGGATTCCTTTGTATGAAACTTTTGAAGTGTCCAAACTCCATTTCTAAAAGTAGCTGAAAAGTTATCTTTATCTAAGAACTCTAAACTTCTAACTTTTTCAATACATCTACTACTATTTAAAGTTGAATCAATTTGACCTTTATTTCTAGTTCCTATATACAAACTCCCATTCTCTTTTAATAAAGCATTACAAGTAGTTAATACATATTTTTCAAAGTTATTAGATGTTATTGAATTTATAACACTATCTAAAACTACATAATCATATAATCCATTCTGCTTGATATCCATTTCAAGCTTTAATATCATCTTTACTACTTCTCTAATATCTATAGCTTCTTGACCTTTAAATTTAAAGTGTGGCTCATATGGAAGTAGTTTATAACCTAATTTTGACAATTTAGATGCATAATCACATTGTCCAGCTCCAAAATCTACCCCTCTTTCATCTTTAGATATATTCTTTAAAACATAACCCTCATATAAAGATGATTTATTATCCTTTATTCCTCCTCTTAATCTGTTCATTTGACAGTTATGCTGATTATAAGTTTTTATTCCTAGAGCTTCATAATTATATTCCCCATAATCCACGTTCATATACCTTAAAAAAGCTTTTACCTTATCGTTTGACAGTTTATACACTAACACTCGTTTATTTAGCAATTTACAGGCAATAGCATAGTCAGAATTTTGTATTATATTTCCTTCTTCATCAATAACTACACTTCCCCATTCTCCATACTTTGAAATAAGCCTAGAAATCTCTTTTACAACTGCAGCATTTTTATTTTCTTTAAAATTTACATGCATACAATCAATAAAAGTAAAATTTTCTAACTCAATATTTTGTGGATTTTTTATAGTTACATTAGTTTTATTTGTTTCAATACTATTATGAAATAAGTTGAATCTAATTTCATCCTGGATAGATACATCTTTTATTCTTATAGCAGGACAAGTTTTTAAGCCAATAGCTTTCATAGCTTTAGTTCTTTGGTGACCTGCTGTTAGTATATTCTTATTTCCATTTACAATAACTGGTTTTAATATTCCAAATATCTTTAAACTTTCCTGAAGTAATTTGAAGGCTTTCTCATTAATCTTTCTAGGGTTATAATCAACAGGTTTTAATTTATCTATCTCTATTTCTCTTATAAATTCCATTTTATGCATCAACTCCTAAAATATATGATACAAACCCGAAGTCAACTCCCATTTCATTTATATACTCTTTATACTTAGCTTCTAACCTTTCTAACTCTTCATCTGTTATAATTACTTTTCTAGTTCCAAAAGTTAGTTTTAAAGAAGTTTCTCTTGATATCTCATTTTGTTGTTTGTCTATAACTAAAACTTCTGGAATATCTAAATCTTCTATTTTTAACTTACTTATTTTCTCCAAAGACAATCCTGTTAATTCCAAATCTGCTTCTGCTAGTTCTAATTTTTCAATAACTAGCTTTGCCATTTCTTCATCAATACCAGTCATTAAAACTGAAGTATTATCCATCATCATTATTTGTAATTTTTCTTCTTCAGCTAAATTACTAATCTTTAAACATGGAACTGTCTTTTCTCCTGTTTCTTTTAATGCTAATACTCTTCCATGACCTGCTAGTATCATATTCTCTTCATCAATAACTACAATACTGTTAAAACCTAATTTATCTATACTCTTCTTTATTAGCTCTATCTGTTCCTGAGTATGAATTTTAACATTATTGGGATTATCAATTAGTTTCTCAATATCCATTATTACTACTTCTCTTTGTGAATCAATTTTAAATTTTAGTTCTTGCATATATCCTCCATAACTTTAGTATTAAAAAAGTAACCTTAAAAAAAGTTACTTCCTCTTATTTTTAACTTTATTAGATTTCTTTTTACTTTACGATTTAACCGTTTAATGCTATCAATAGAAGCTTGATATGTTATCCCTAAATCTTTAGCTATTTTGTCATGAGAATGATTAAATTTATTTTTTCTTCTCCAGATTTCTAATTCCAATTCAGTAGCCAATATAGTTCTTAAATCTTCTAACAAAGCTATTTTTACAGATCTTTCTTTTTTATGAGTAACACTATCTTTTATAGTATATCCTTCTATTGGTTTCATTTCCCCCTCCCACTACACTACATGGCCAACTACCTTTATAGCATCTTCCAACGATCTAACTACATGATATTCTTGACCCTGCTTTTTAAAGCTCTCTTCTACTAATTTTTGCTCTTTACTTTGCTTTCCTGTAGGTGTTTTAACTTCCATAGCAATAGTTCTCCCCTTAGATATAATCAAAATATCTGGAATACCTTTCTTACAACCTCTAGGAAGTTTCCTGAAAACCATTTTTCCATCAGTTCCCTTATTAACTGGTGGAATGTTATTTAATCGACTAAACCAAACTTTGCCTTGGTTCTCTAGTATACCTAAATATGTTATTATTGCTGCTTGAATATCCGTTTCTTTCATGTTATCTCTCCTAAATAAATTTGATTTTTCTAATTTTATGTAGTAATTAAATATTATCTTACTTTGTCATAAACATGGGATTTAGTGGGGAAAAAGCTTCTTAGAAGGTCGGGGACTAAGGAGCTTTTTTGTTTCCCAAATTTATCCACTGACATTTTTATTAAAAAAGTCAGTTGTTTATATTTTTACAAAAAATAAAAGAGCTAAGATTTACTTCGCAGTAAACCCTAACTCTTTATTAAGTCTTTGCATCATATATTAAATTCTAAATAATTTATCCTCTTCACTTAACTCTATTATTTTGCACTCTTCTATAAGATTTTCATCTAATTTACTTACTCTCTCTCTCAGTATAGGAACTATTAACTGTCCATTTATACTTTCTGATATTTCAAATATTGTCTCTAACTGATTTATATATGTATTCTCTAACTTGTCATGAATTACAAATTTTGGACAAATTATATTCATTTCATTTGAAAATTCTAAATAAGCTAAATCAAAAGCCATTGTTACCGCTTTTTTCTTTCCTGTTCCAATTTGCCCACTTAAAGTTTCACAAGTTATAGGAAAACTTTTACTTTCTTCCCAATTTTCGTTATATGCTATAAAATATTTTTCATTATATAATTTTTGAGAATAGTCTGAAAAAATTATATTAAAACGCTTTATTATATCTTTACTATTTTTTTCGTTTTCTTTATCTTTTAAAGCATAAAGTTTTGCTGAAATTTCTTCTTTTTCATGATTTATATCAGATAAAATTTTTATTCCATTTGTTACTTCGCCTTTTTCTATTAATAAATCTTCATACTTTTTAGATGCAATCAGTATTTCATCTAAAGTATCCTCTAAAAATATCGTTTTCTCTATTCTCTCTTTTTCTTCGAGCAATTTATTCCTTTTAACTACTAAATCAAAACTATCTTTTTCTTTTTGATTTAAATCATTTGAAATATATTCTTTTCTATTTTCAAGCATTGCATTATGAAAACTAACCATTTCTTCAAATTTCTTTTGCAGTTTCCCGACATAGCTTTCTGCTTCATTATAGATTTCTTTTAGTACATTTAAATTTATGTTTGTCCCTTCTTTTTCTAATGCTTGTATATTTTCTCTAATTAAACTAATTTCTAAGTCTAATATTTCAATATCTCCTTCTACTGCATCTATTTGAAGTATTAACTCTCTCATTTTTTCTATTTCAACTTTATTTGTTTTAAGAAAATTTATCTTTTTTTTCTTTTCTTCATAAGTAGATAATTCTACATCTATTAATTCTTTTCTCTGCTCTAAAGATGATAAAGATTTCAAGTTTTTATCTTTTTCTAAAACATTTAATTTTTTTTCAATTGCTTTCAATTCATTTGTTAGTTCATTTACTTTACTGATTAGAGCATCATTTTTTAATTTAAATAAAAATGTATAAATAGCATCATAATCTGAACTTTTAGTTATATCAGGTAAATATTTTAACATTCTTTCAGAAGTTAAATCTGAAATTCTTATAAATTTTGGTATCAAACTTCTTAATGTTGGTTTTTTTTCATCAGATCCAAATAATTTAATTTTTAAAAATAGCCATAAATTATTTTGACTATATTCTTCTCCATCTACTCTCCATTTTCCTCTAGAAAATAAATCTTTTTCAATTATTATTCTTTCATTTCCGTTCTCTAGCGTTAACTCTGCAACTACTTTATAAGCTTCTAGAAATTCTCTTACCTCTTCATTTATTGAATTCGTATCAGGATCAAAATATAAAGATTTTACATTTTTCCCTCCTAAACATAAATCTATAATCTTAATTAGTGTAGTTTTTCCAATATTATTACCTGTTGCTTGTAATTTTCCTTTGGTATCATCTATTATTAAATTCAATCCGTCTTTAAATTTAATATTACGAATTATCTCAATTTTAGGTTTTGTCTTTTTTATAATCAATTTTTCAAGTTTCATATTCTACAAATCCTTTCATTTTTTATTTCTATTTTTGATATAATAAAAAGCCAATCCAGTGCGTAATAAAAAAATGATATATTTATCTTTCTATCTTTAGCTTTTTTTATTAATTCATCCACATAAAGTCCCTCTTTATTATTCTGTAATATTTCTAATAATATTGCTCCTATATAATATAAAGAATCTTTTGGATTTCTTTCTACATTTAATATCATCTATTTACACCTCACATTCGGGTTTTTCTAAAATTTTACATTTTACGAAAGCATAACACATAATAATATTAAGACCAAAATCTTTATCTTCTTCTAAAATATCATCTCCTAATCTTTTCCGTAATTTATTCATTACCAAATCTATAATTTTATCTGCAAGTTTTTCTTCTTTTATTAAATCTATATTATCTATATCATCGTATATTTCCTCTCTGCACTGCTTTTCATAAATAAATTCACCAATTACATCATTATACATATCATTTATATTATTTAGTAATTTTTCTTTATTATTTGTTAAGTTGTCATCAAACCTATTTAAAACCTGATCACAAATTGAATAATACATTTTATATTTTTCAAATTTCCTTTTATATTTTAAAATTATATTGTGCTTTATTTTTTCTTCAATTTTAAAAGGTATTAAATTTTTATTTTTTAAATCTGTCTCTTCGTTTACAGCTATATTTTTTGAAATATTTTTAATAACTTGAGATAATATTGAAATGGTTTTCGCTTTTGTTTGTATATTTATAGGTCCCTTATTAACTCCTATTTGTAACCCATCATTATTTCCATGATTATTTAGAGTAGACTCTTTTTTAGCAAGCATTTATATCACCATTATTGTTTCCAATTTGAATTCCACTATTATTCCCATGATTATTTACTGTATTGTTGTTATTATTATTGTTGTTATTATTATTATTATTGTTGTTATTGTTATTATTATTGTTACTATTTTTATTTATAATCTTTTTATAAATAAATGCCCCTGAGACATTACCAGCTACAAACCCTACTATAGTCAATATAATTGCAATCTTATTCAATCCATCCCATAAATTTTCCATTACCCAATACCCCCTTTGATTTTTATATTATGATACTATTATAGTATTTTTTTTATAAAAAAGTAAGGTAATTTTGGATATTATACTATTTTTACACTATTATTTTCTCCACATTTACAAACTATTCTAAATTCTTTTCCTTTCAAGGATATCTTTTTAGATTTCGGATTTATATTTATTTCTCCATCATCACTTCTACTAGCTACAAACTTATTACACTTTTTACAAATATATTTATTTTTCATAAATACTACTCCTTTTTAACTAAAATAAACTTTGTTCTTTATACTTAATTTTCAAATTATTTGCCACAAGATTATATTTACCTCGATAAAACTCTTTTTCTGAAACACCTATCTTTTCAGCTAATTCTTTATTGGATAAATTAAAGTTAACATAAACCAAAGTTTCTAATTTCTTAATTCTCTGCTTTATTTTGCTTTGAGATTTTTTATAAGTAATTCCACTTTTTCTTAGTCTTTTAGTTTTCTCCATAACTAAGCTCCTTTTTCCAATAGATAATACTTTTCTAAAATTTCAAACTTAGTTTTAGTTCTTGTCATAATCTTAGCAACAGCTAGTCCATATTTCTCTACAGCTAATTGGTATGCTTCATCATCAATGTTTTTCTTTTCTGTATCGCTTAAATCCTCATATATCCCTTGTAGTCTATCAATCTTAGCTGTGTATTCCTCTTTAGCTTCCTTAGCTTCTATTGTGCTGTCTATAGCTTCAGAATTAAATTTATGACCTCTTGCAAATTCTTTTTTCTCTTGTTTTTCTGAAATAGTCCAATCGTTTTTTAAAGCTTCGAAAATATATCCAAACCCTTTTTTGTTTTTATTGGCATATTCAACAACTGTTTTTATTTTTTCTAAACTTAGATTTTGATTTTCAACTAAGAACATAATATTTTTACATGTTGGAATATCTTGAATATTATCAATCAGATATTTTTTTAATTCTTTTGAATTATCTAAAATAAAACTACTATTATTTTTTTTATTCGGATTATCTATTGGGTATATATAATTTAGTTTAGTAGTAGTAGTAGTTTTTATTAAGTTAGTCTTATTTAAAAGATTAGTCTTATTTATGTCCGTGTTTTCCGACTGGTTAGTAGTCGGATTTTCAGTACTAGTGTAGTCGCTTTTTCCTACTACACTAGTCGGATTTTTAGTAGTACTATTTTTCCTACTACTTTCTAATTTTTTAGTTTCTTTAAATTGTATTTGGTTTAAGTCATCTTCTAAATAAAATCTAGTTGCTTTTCCTCTAAATTTTTCTTGGATAATAACTTTACTCTCAACTAATCTTTTTATCGAATCAATTACTTGATCCTTACCTATCTCAATCTCTTCTCTTATCCCTTCATGAGTCATAAAGAAGTAAATTTCATCATTTTCATTAACCAAATTATTTTTTACAGATAATTTCCAATTATTAAATGCCAATGTATAAATAACAATATCAACTGGTTTTAATCCATTAACTTTAAGTAACCATTTAGGTAATTGATAAAACTCTAATTTTTTAAAATCTTTAATTTTCATTCTGCTCATTTGTTCCTCCTAAGGGAAGGACTGCCAAGAACCTTCCATTATATTTTATATTTAATTGCTACCCTCAACCCTTAGGTTCTTGGCTATGGGTTAAGAGTATCAATTAAATGCCTACACTAAGTAGGCTTGTATATAAACCTCCAAAAAGTTATAATTAAGTTAAAATAAAATTAAAAATTTGGAGGTAAACAGTTGTCTATACATAATCATTCAATTAATTTTCCAGGAGATTCTGGAAATTTTAACGATTTCACTTTTATTTCTTTCGAAAAACCAAATATTTGTCCAAGATGTCATTTGGGAATTTCTGCTACTGTAGAAGCTAATTCAAATTTAACAACTACTGATGGAGTTACTCAATTTTTTTCTGTTATATTTTCATGACCAGTTTGTTTACAGCACTTTGTTGAAATATATGAAACTTTCAAAGAAAATTACAAATATTTTGGGTGTCCAATTGGATATGTTCCGTATCAGATTATTGATAAAGAAGTTCCTGAAAAAATTAAAAATTTTTCTCCTAAATTTTTTGAAATTTATTCACAAGCACTTACTGCGGAAGCTAATAAACTTTTTGAAATTTCAGGTATGGGATTTAGAAAATCCATCGAATTCTTAATAAAAGATTTTTTAATAGAAATACTTTCTAAACCAAGAGAAGAAATTATTAAATTGCCCTTACAACAAGCAATAAACTTAATTGAGAATGATCGTATTAGAACTTTAGCAACTGCTTCTCTTTGGCTTGGAAACGATGAAACACATTATTCTCGTAAACATCTTGATAGAGATACTGAGGATATGAAAAACTTTATTGTTGCTCTATACTCATTTATTAATTATGAATTAATTTTCATCGATGCTTCCTCTTTAAAAAAGAAATAATTTTATTTCTTATAGCTGTACTCAATATTTATCAATGAATAATTATCCATAGGGTCAATTATCCCTATTATTTTTCCTTCCAATGTCTGATATTGTTTTATAACTCTTACAGGCATTGGACATTTTTCATCAATTATTTCAAATTCTACTTCAATAACTTGAGCAAAATTTATTGATTTTGCTGTTTTTTTCATTTCTTCACCTCCCCAAAACTCACATTATGAGCTTTAAGCAAGTGCCTATTTTATAGGTAGTTACTTTTTTATCTTTGTTGATTTTCCCCCTATCATGAGGTATACTCGTACTACCTTGGCCAAGGAAATACTTAATAGGGGGGTGAATTATATGGAAAGAAAAAAAGTTTCTTCAAGCGATATTTTTTCTATAGGATATAATTCTTTTAGTAATACATTAGAAATAGAATTTAATTCTGGTGGTATTTATCAATATTTTGAAGTTCCAAATAATATCTATAGTTCTCTCATGAGTGCTAGTTCACACGGAAAATTTTTTCATAGATATATAAAAAATATTTACCGTTACAGAAAGATGAACTAATCTATTATCTTCAATAAAATCATGGGCCCCTCTACTTGAAATTTTTCAATTTCATAAGGGGCCACTATAATGTATTCAACCCCCTCTCTTTTTTCTAATTCTTTAACTAATTCACATGTTGGTATATCTTTTAAATTCATTCACTCACCTCCCCAAAACCCACATTATGAGCTTTAAGCAAGTGCCTACGCTAAGTAGGTCAAGTTACAATATGAAATTTATATTTTAAAAATAAAAAATTTAAGTTTATCTAACTCGTTTTAAACGTGTTAATTTTACAAAAAATTTTCATTAAAAAATTTAGATATCCCAACTAAAAATCTTCCATTTGGAAGTTTTCCACTTTTTAACAATTGTCTATTATTACTAACACTTTGTTTATTTATTTTTAAATAGTTCGATATATCCTGGGCTTTTATTCCTTTTGTTTTAATTAGATTCTCTAGTTTAGAATATATTTTTAATGCTTCCTCTTTTTCATCAAACATAGAATACCTCCTAAAAAATATAATTAAATTATACACGTTTTAAACGGTAAAGTAAATATTTTTTATTTTTTTATTAATCAAATTTGACTTTTATTTTTTATGAAATATCATTTAACAAATCAATTTTTATAAAAAATGAAACGCTTGAATAAAAAAAGCTATTATTATTATAACTTTACTCAAAATATAATGGATTAATTTAAAAAGCACCCTTAGCAGGTGCTTTTATTTGTTAATTTTTTGAATATATAGCCTTTAACTTTTCTCCTATTTCATCTAATTTTTTAAAAACTTTTTCTTTATACTTATCATTTTCTATTTTTTCATCATACATAGAATTTAATGTTTGATAAAATATATTAAGTGTTACGAACATATATTGCACAATTGAACTAGCTGAAATTATCATTACTAATTTAAAAATTTTTAAATTAGTACTTATAATACACATTCCTACAAATAGTAATGAAGATATCAACGTTATAAAAAAATATATTACTAAACGTAAAGTTTTATTATTTTTAGATATATTTACTAAAGCTTTAGAACTAGAAGTCATAAAAATTGCCATACTAGTTACTATAAATCCTATTAAAATTGAATATGTATTCACTAATAATGAAATCTTATTATCATCATCTAGCAAAGATTTTACTGTTTCTAATTCTATAATCCAATATAAAATTATTCCAATAAGAATTGGTGCTAAAATTTCACAGAAATTATTTATTAACTTATTCATACAGATCAAACCTCCTTAATATAGTATTTAATAATATTTAAATACTATATTATTCATCAATCTATTTCAACAAAATTATGATCTAAAGGTGCATAATTTAAATTATTAAAATTAAAATCATGTTGTACACCATTATCTCTACCTAAGTTACCCATTAGATTCATTCTGTGATTTTGATCAAATACTTGTTGCAATGTATCTATTATATACTCTGATCCAGGATTTTCAATATCACTATTTTCTAAAATTTTAAAAGAATACTGTTTACCGATATTTTTTAAATCACACTCTTTTAATTTTTCATTATTTCCATCAAATTTAACTTTTACAGATTCAATTTTTTCAGACTCTAAATTTAATGTTTCAGCAAGTGTTCTAAACGTCTCTAAATCAAATGTTCCTCTTCCCCTTCCTAAATCAAATCTCCAATATGCAAAATTTGCACCCAAATTATCACCTGTATTTTGAGATGCATTTACAACTCCATTAAACCAGTCAACAAATCCATTTCTTTCTTCTTGAAAATTTTCTCGTAGAATATTTTCTTCAACTGAATTTAAATTTAGTTTTATTTCTAAAGAACGAACTCTATTACTATTTAATACCTCGTCTAATGTAATTTGTTCATAAACTTTACTAAGTTCTAGTGAATAGTCTTGTGGTAAAAAAGTTTCAATATATCTTATGAAATCTTTTTCTAATATTCCCTCTCTATTAAATTCCAACGCAATACAATTAATAGCTCTATCATAAATAAAGTTAGTTGTTTCCACAACGGTTCCATCTATTTGAGCTATAGTATCTATATTTAGCTCCCCTGTGTAAGGTTTATAATTTCTTCTATACTTCCAAAATACTCCTCCAACATAATCCATTACATTAAATTCATGTGGATGACGTTTTAAAATAATAGGATACAAATTAACTAATCTCAAGTTATTTTCTCTAGTATTATTAAATATTCTTCCCAAAAAATCATCAAAATTAAAATTAATTACACCCCCTTGATATTTCACAATCGGTCTAAATACTCTTATTGTTCTACTCATTTTTAATCTCACTTCCTTTTCTCTTTTTATTTTATACAAACTATTTACAAACAAATTCCCCCTGTAAATAAATTTTAACTACTTTTTATCCTCATCAGGTATTAAAGTTTTTAATAATTTTTCTGCTAATGCTAATTTATCAGCTGGAATATCATCTAATAACTCCTGTAAAGGATTCACTCTTTTTTTTAGATCTTTCTTCACAACGTTTATAACTTTTCCACAGCAACAAATTTCATCCGACTTAATCTCTATATCTCTGAAAATATGATTATCACTTTCTAAAACAAAAACTCCATTTTTCTTTTTTAATCTTTTTACAAGCGACTCTCCAGATGTTTTATTCATAAATACACCGATTTCTCCTAAACCAACTTCAACCTCTTTCTTTAAAACTACGATATCCCCGCTAAAAAATGTTGGTTCCATACTATCACCTTGAACTTTAATTCCTATACATTCTCCACTAGTTTCTGGAATAGTTATAAAGTCCACAGGTTCTGCATCAGGTATATATCCCATTCCTGCTGCTACACTTGAATAAACAGGAATAACCATCATCTGTATCGGGTCCTTTAATTGTTCCATTAGACTCTCTTTTTTTATTTCTCTTCCTAAAAAAGCTTCATCTAATTTATTTTTTTCTTCTTTATTTAAATTTAAAGCTTCAGCTATTTTATTTAAAGTTTTTACTGTACTCTTATTTCTACCACTTTCGATATCTCCTAATGTACCGCTACCTATATTTGCTTTTTTTGCTAACTCAAGTTGAGTGTATCCTTTTTCTTCTCTTAATTTTTTAACTACAATCCCTAATATATTCATAAATCCACTCCAATTTTCGTTTATTACGTGAATTATATCATCAAAAGTAAATTTTTTTTAATAAATTAAAAAAAAACATTTACTTTCTCGTCTAAAACGTGTAGAATATATTTAGGTTTGAGAGTTAAAAAAATTTAAATAATATTAACGTTTATAACGTGTGGATTGGGAGGTTGTTTTGAAACAAAAAAAATTAGCTAATGGAATATGGCAATTCAAAGTGAAAGGTTTAATTTTAGAGGGCAGTTATGATGAATGTTTAGCAATACTTGAGGTTTATGCAAGAATGTGGGGGATTTAATGAAAGTAATAGCTGAACTAACGCTGATTGGATTAATAGTACTTACTATTGAAGTAATACTAATGAGAATTCTTTAGGAGGAAATATGATAGGAATAGAGCTTTTAGAATTAGAAACAAATTTATTAATTAAGGATTCAAAACCTTAAAAAAAAGATAAAGACATTATGTGTGAGTGTGGAGAGCATAAAGCTAAATGGGTTCTCAAAGACAAATTTATGAAAGGTTGGCACATGAGCTTATGTGATAAATGCTTACTAGAAATGAGAGAAGAATATAGAAGAGAAGGCACAAAATACAGCGTGAGCCTTATAAAATAGGCTCACTGACCTTTAGGTTTTAATTGCATACTCAATCAAATAAGATATACCCCCCGACTATCTTATATAACCCCCAAATCAAGATTGAGTATGTTGTTAAAACTTAAAAAACGGAGGTTTTACTCATGAATGAGAAATTAACTATAAAAGAATTAAAAGAACAATTAAAAACTTTAGGTGCTAAAGGATATAGTAAGTTAAAAAAAGCTGAACTTATATCTCTTTTAGAAGAATTATCACCAAAACTACATGATTCAGAAGTACTATTCACTGGAGAATGTAGTGGAGAAGGTGAGTGGCTAAATTATAGAAAAATAGGAGCTACTGATGTTTCTATACTAATGGTTGATTATGCTTGGAAAAATGGTTTTATTGATAGACCTGATAATTATAATAGCCCTTTGCTTATGTATTTAGAAAGAAAAGGACAATATACAAGAGAGTTTAGCTTTGAAAGTATTGTTGCTATGAACTTTGGACATTATGCTGAAGATTTTATAATCAATAACCTTTCAGATCTTTTCAAGAGAGAATTTAATCTTGATGTTCAAGAGGTCAGAAAAGGAAATCAAGTAGTAGCCAATCCTCAATATCCTTTATGGACTTGTACTCCAGATAGTTGGGTTAAAATCAATGATGAATGGTATCCAGTTGAATTAAAAACAGGAAATAGTTATCAATCATACGATTGGTCTAAAGATGAAGTTCCTAATAAATACTATGCACAAGTACAACAACAACTTGCAGTACTAAATAAAACTAAGGGCTTTTTAGTTGGTTTTATAGATAATAGATTTACTAAAGTTTATGAAATAGATATTGATAATAAGTTAATTCAAAAGGCCTATGAACTATCTACAGAATTTCAAAATTATTTAGATACAAATACAGAACCTAGACCAAATGGTTGTAAAGCTGAATGCAGCTTCTTTAAACAAGAGTTTAAAGGCTTTAGTAATAAATTGGAAACTACTCCAATAATTGAAATTAATAAATTCCAAGACTACACAGCTTTAAAAGATACTTCTAAAGAACTTTCTAAAGAATTAAAAGAAATTGAAGAAGATATGACACCGTTCATAGCTGAAATTCAAAAGAAAATGCTAGAACTACAAACTGACGAATTGATTATTAATAATGAATATATTGCAACTTGGAAAATAGATAAAAGAGGATATAAAAGATTTAACATCAAAGAATTAGCAAAATATGTAGCTTAATTAAAGGAGGATTAAAAAAATGGCAAGAGTTAAAAATGATTTAGTTGGTAATAATAACAATAGTTTAAGTACAGGTATTAACGGAACAGGTATTCCTGCTTTAAAATCTCTACTTGCTACTGAAGCAATAAGAAAGCAGATGAAAAGCTTATTAGGAGATAAAGCAGGACATTTTATGATGGCTATTGTTGGTGTAGTAGAGGGAACTCCACAGCTTCAAGATTGTGAACCTCAATCTATTATAAATTCAGCAATAGCAAGTGCAACATTAGATTTACCGATAGAAAAGAATTTAGGTTATGCTTATATAGTTCCTTACAAAGATAAAGCTCAATTTCAAATGGGTTATAAAGGCTATATCCAACTAGCTTTAAGAAGTGGGCAGTATAAATATATTAACTCTATTGAGATAAAAGAAGGAGAATTAGAGAATTATAACTTACTAACTGGTGAATTCAATTTTAAATTTATTGAAGATATAAACCAAAGATTAGAAGCTAAAACAATAGGATATGCTTCTTATATAGAGTTTACAAATGGATTTAGAAATACTTTATATATGACTAAAGAACAAGTTTTAGCCCATGCTGAAAAGTATAGTCAATCTTATGGAACTGATTTAAAAAAAGGTTATAGTAATTCAAATTGGAGTAAAAACTTTGATTCAATGGCTTTAAAAACAGTTTTAAAACTTAATTTAAGTAAGTTTGGTGCTTTATCTGTGAGTGTTCAAAAGGCTTTACAAATTGATGGTTCTTCTATTAAAAGTATATCTGAAGAGGGAACTATTAATATTGAATATGTTGATAATACTAATGAAGAGAATAAAATTATTGGAGATATTGAACTTGCAACTACTGAAGATAAATTAGAACTTCTTAGACAAGCTGATTTAATTAAATTTAATCTGAAGAAAAAAGCTAGTGAATTAAAAATTGATTTTGATGCTCTGACTAAAAAAGATTTAAGGATTCTTGAAAACATAATTGATGTTGAAACTGATAAGAGAATGGAGGATTAACAATGATTAAAGAGCTAGTTATTATAGACGTTAACTCTAAAAATATAGAGAAAATCTTAGATAAGTTAACAGAAAATCCAAGAATTAAATGGACCTGTGGTGGTCAAAAGCCTAATACATGGAATCCATACACTAAAACCTATATGGTTAAGGAACATCATACTATTGAGCTTAACTATAATACTCAAGGTGAATTATCTTGGAATGATAAGGGTGCACACCTTTTAAAAAAAGTTTTAACTATTACTACTGCTAGTGAATTTCTACAAAATGAATAAAAATAAAAAGCTCCCATGCAACTAAGTACATAGGAGCAACACAGCATATAAATACAGTGCCTCAAGAACCTTATTATATACTGTGTACTCCTAAAAATCAAGTGGGAATTTTAGGAGGTTACATTATTAAAGATATCAAAATACCCAATATAAAAGTTACTATTCCTCATATTAAGGTAGAGAAGGAAGAAGATATAAAAGTACAAGTACCAAAAATTATAATTAAAGAAAATAATGAAAGTGAGGATAAATAAATGCTTAGTTTAAGTGAAGAGAAATTCTTTGAAAAAACAATAAGAATAGCTTATTTTGAAAGGATAAAAAAGTTGGAAAAGGAACTTTTAAAGGCCAGAAAAAAAGCTGAAGGTTGGAGTGAAAAAACAATGGAACTTATTCCAAGAAGAGGTATTCGTGGAGGTAGAGCAACTACTTATGAAGCTAAATGTCAGATTGCTTGGGAAATAGTTAGAGAAATAGAAAAACAAATTAACATATTAAATCAAGAGTTAAAGAGATCATAGGAGGATTATTAAATGGAGTTTATTGAAATATTTAAAACTAGAGCTAAAAAGATAAGAGAAAAACTTAGTACTGAGTTTGTTTATTTAATGAGTAACTTAGGTATTAATTATAACTATAGAATAAAAGAGTTATTCCAATGTTTAAAAATGCTTGAGTTAAAGTTAATAGAAGCTGAAAAGTATTGGTATAACAGTAAAACTAAATTAAAAACTGATTTAATACTTTTGCTAGAAGCTACAAGCTCATTAGTTAGGTATTCTGGTTGGAAACATTGTTCTGAAGTTGAGAAAGGCTTTAATTTAACACTGAATGCCTTTTATGTAAGTCATAATTATAAAATAGAGCATGATACGAAATTTAAAGATATTGCTGAGAACTATAGTGTATTAAAAACTTTAATTGAATACTACAAACAATATTGTAAGTTTGTAGCTATCATTTTAAATCTAAATACAGAGATAGATTACATCATTGATTATACAGAAACTTATTTTAAAGAAATTATAGAGCTTATTAAAAAGAAAGAAAGCTCATATAAAAAATATATTGGAATAAATTTGAAAAATTGGAAGAGTATCGAAGCTCGATAGATGATAACTAAAGCAAAAATAAAATCTAGATCAATTAAAAGATTTACAAAGGAGAAAAAATTATGGAAGTAAAATGTTTAGTATACACTGTTAGTGAAGTGAGCGTAATGTTAAATGTCTCAATATCTACAGCTTATAGAAAGATTAAAGAAATTAATCATACAGCAATTAGAAAAGGGATCCATAAAGAATGTATCTCATCTGGAAAAGTTAGTAAAAAATTATTTCACGAAGTCTATCCAAATTGTGATTGATAAATTTAATTAAAGAGGGTATCATATTAATGTGAAATATCCCTCTTTTTTATTTTAATAAATTAGGAGGAAATATATGAAAAGTTCAAATGGAAGCGGTTCTATTTGTAAATTAAAAGGAAAAAGAAGGAAACCTTGGTATGTTAGAGCCACAATCGAATTTTCTAGTGATGGTAAACAAATTAGAAAATCAATAGGGACATTCGCTACCAAAAGAGAGGCACAAGAAGCCTTATATAATTATAATAAAAATCCATTATTATATAGTAAGAAAACTTTTAAAAATATTTTAGATTTGTGGTGGAGTGCTTATACTAAGAAAGTTACACATAAAACAACTATAAGTACTCACATCTATAGAATGAGAGCTTTCGAGAAATTGCATGATAGAATAATAGCAGATATAAGGTTATTTGAATTGCAAGAGTTATTTGATAGTATGACAACTTCTTGGAGTTTTAAAAATGGATGTAAAAGTGTTCTCAATATGATATTTGATTTTGCTTTAAAAAATGAATTTATTGACTCTAATAGAGTTAGCTTTATTGAAATTGGGAAAAAGGAAAAAGTTATTGATAGAAGAGTATTTACAAAAAAAGAAATCGAGACTTTGTGGGAAAATCTCGATTCTAAACACTGCTATATAATTTTAATTCTCATCTACACTGGAATGAGAATAGGTGAACTTCTCAATTTAAAAAATGAAGATATTGACCTGCATAACTCATGTCTAACTATAAGAGAAAGTAAAACAGATGCTGGTGTTAGAATTATACCAATTTCTTCGAGGATTTTCAATTTATTTGTTGCTCATATGGTAAAAGATCAGGAGTATTTTGTAAAAGGGGATACTACAAACCAATTAAGTTATTCTACTTTTAAACCTAGATTTCAGAAGCTACTAAAATCACTAAAAATTGAACCACATACTATCCATGATACTCGACATACTTTTGCGACTTTATTAAACAATGCTAATGCAAATCAGAGTTCAATTATTAAACTTATAGGTCACTCAGACTTTTCTATTACAGAAAATGTCTATACTCATAAAGATACTGAAGAGCTAAGAAAAGCTATTGATTTATTATGCTAATTTGTCACCAATTTGTCACCAAAATAAAAATAATTATGATAAAATTTAATAAAAATGATAAATATGATAAATCAGAAATTATAAAAAAGTGTTGATTTTGCTAGTAGTTCAATAAAATCAAAGGGAGGTAAA